CTTAGCGTTTTATTTACCATATTATCTCCAATCTATACATATTTTGCGTATTGTTCAAGGGTAAGACCTAGTTTTTTTGCTATCGCAACTTGACTAGGAGTAAGTTTTACTTTTTTAGAACCACTTGATTTTGATGTTCGTGAAGTTCCAGCAACTGTTTGAGGAGCTTTTTCTTTAACTTCTTCTTTTTGCTCAAATCTATTTGGAAACTGTTCTTTCATATAAGAGTTAATTTCCTCATAATACTCATCGCTTTTTGGATCATAACCTTCTCTTAAAAGTTTCTTGTGATGAGCTAAAGCAGTAAAAGTCATTGCCTCATCTGTGCCAAACCACTTATTTTCTTCTGCCCACTGCTCTGCCCTAGGATCAGGTTGTTTAGGAGTAGTTTGTTGTGGTTGTTTTTCAGCCATTAAACCTTCTTGCTGTTTTAATAACTGCTCTCTTTGAGTTTTAGAAGCAATAGCTCTCTCTTCTTCAATTGCCAATCTAGTTAAAGCTCTTTGAGCTTCTACTTGTGCATTGACATCATTGTTATACAGAGCATCTTGATAAGCTTTTTTAGCTTGTTCAATTTGAGACTGAACTCTTGTTTCATACTCTGTAAGATAATTTTCATCTAGAGACTTAATCTTATTTTCATACTCTTCGTATTTTTTCTTTGCACTCTCTGCAAAACGAAGAGCTTCTTGTTCTCTTTGTTCCGTCTTTTCAACTCTATCTAAAAGTTTTTTAATTCTTCTTTGAACTTTTTTAGAGTATTTATCGAGACCATCATCTTTAGAATCATCGTCTTCAGTTTTTTCTTCTTGTTTATCTTCAGTGGAAGCCTCTACTTTTTCTTCTTCGACTTTACTTTCTTCAGTAGATTTATCTTCTTCTTGAAGTTCAACCTCTTGACCCTCGCCAGTAGTGTCAAGGTCTACCATTTTTTCTTCAGCCATATTTATCTCCTTAATAAAGGGTTAGTATATCTTCGGGATTGTCAACTTTAGCTAGAACTTCATCGTCGTTAAGAATACGAATTTCACCTCCGTCTATCTTAACTCTTGATCCAGCGTATCTAGCAAAAATTACCCAATCACCTTTTTTACACCAAGGTCCATTAGGAAATTTATTTTTATCAGCGTAAGCGTCTTCGCCCATGCTTAAAATTAATCCTACATTGGTTGTTAGTTGTTGTTCCTCGACTGCTTTGTCGGTGAGGTATAAACCTCCTTTGGTCTTGTCTGTACCTTTGTAAGGTAAGATAGCCATTCTCCAACCAGTCGCTTTTGGTATTCTTTCTAAAGCAGGACCTTTGCTTTTTTCTTTCTTATTTTCTTTTTTACTAACAGCTTTTTTAAAGCCCTCTGGGAGTATCAAACTACTCATCTTTGTTCTTCCTTTCTATAATCTCTTTATAATCCATTTGAAATTTTTCCATTTGATGAAGTTTACCTAAACAATATTTATACTCTTCAAAAGTTTTAATGTTCATTGAAAATAACTCCTCTTTCAAAGACTCTATGTGGTCTTTAATAAGTTTGGTTACTTCGTAATCAAAGTAAGCCATTATTTGTCTGAATTAATCTTCTTTAATTTTTCAAATGAGCGTATGCCCGACATGCCTAGGAGAGCCATTACTAACGGCATGAGAACTCCCATATCGAGAGCTGGTAAGGGATCATGTTGAATACTGAACGCAGCTAAAAAGAAAGCAATAAATTGTTTTAGTACAAATTCCCAGAAAATCGCTAGGGCACAGGATAGCCCGATGAGGGGGCGCCACGACCGCTGCATGATACCACCAATGCCTGTAGCAGTGGACTTAGCATCCGCTAAGTTGATATCCATTTGTTTGGAGTTGATTTCGTTTTCTAGTTCTTTGAGTTTATTTCTTGCGGCTAGTTTTTCCTCTTCACTAGTGTGGACACTGTCGATAACTTTACCAACAGTGTCTACTAAAGATCCGCCTAATAATTTTGAAAGCATTTATTAAATTAAGCAACCCACCATTGGTAGATAGCTAAAACCGCTATGATAGCGATTATCCATTTTGCGTGAGTATTTAGCTTGTTCCACAAGCCAAATGTCCAATCCCATATTTTCTGCATTAGAATACTCCTTCGAATTTAAGACCCTTCGAAGCAATACCATACCCTTTTTTTGTCTTTTTGTCCTCTGGGACAGCACCAACTGGTACTATTTTTCCGTAAGGAATGTTCATCCCTTGAGACACAGGGCCTTTTTTGGGTGGTACTGTTTTTGTTAACCGTTTAGTCATTAGTGCAATGTTAGACTATTTTCATCGTTTTGCAACTTACTTATTTGAGTAGAAATGTAAGTATCGGCAACATAAGGACCATAAGCGTCGACTAGTGTTTCTCTGCTCATTGCTAGCATTACTTGTGCTAATTCAACTATGTTAACTCCCTGTTCTGTTTGGTCTTGAACAAAGGATCTAGTTTCAGAGATAATCTTTTCAACTCTCTCTTTGGTTTTTTTATCAATCATACTGATAATATAAGGTTTCTTATTTTCTTTTACCACTATTCTTTTCCACGCCTTTTATTTTACCTTTGTTTCTAGAAGCATAGAAAACTTGTTCGCCTCTCTTTTTGCCATATTCTTTTTTCATGGCAGACATAATCTTACTGCCTTTTTTGGTTAGTGGCATCTCTTCTCTCTTGATTTAAAGTTTGGGTTGTCATTTTATCGTATTGAACTTCAGCACGCTTATCGGCAATATCATAATCTTTTTGAATTCTTGCTTTATCAACAGCATCTTTTTGTTGAAGTTTAGCAGCATCCAATTGTAGTTTCGCTTGATCAATCTGAGCATCCATTTGATCTTTCATTGCGTCTTGCTGTAACTCCTGCTGCTTTAACTGAACGACAGGGTCGGGTTGTCCTCCGCCTGATAGCTGCTGTGATAGCTGCTTTAACTCAACCATAAATTGAGCTTCTAGTTTTGCGATAACAGCGTCTAGTTGATCTTGTGGAACTTGACCTTGCTGAGCTAAGAACATTGCCTGCTCTTTTGCTTTGAGAGAAATGTGTTCTAAAATATGTTTTTGTAATTTCATCGCCATGGGAGGATTAGCTAAAATCATTTGGTTAGTACCAAAGATTAAATGATTTTGAATATGTGCATCGTGATCTTGTCCCTCGTATGCCTTTAATAAATTACCATCCAATAAATCAGCGTGTTCCATTGCGGGATCTTTGGGTTCATTGGGTGTATCTTTTCTTAAAATCTGATCGAGATCTTTCACACCTAAAGCCTCATACATTCTTCGGTATGCCTCTTTCATGTTATGTAAGTCGGGAGCACTTTGAGCTAACTGCAATTCAGTTTGAGCTAAAGTCACTCGCTGAGTCATCGAGAAAATATTAGGATCGGATACAGGTAAGACATCCACTTGCTCACTAAAGTCTTCTGCCTTAATTGTTCTATCTGCTCCCTCCACTGCATACGGATATGTTTCAGGGAGATAGTCAGCAAAAACTTTAAAGAGTAATTTAAATTCTTTTTTCTGAGAGTAATAAGATCGCTTGTGGATCGCGGACATGACTTTAGAACCTCTCTCGAGTAAAGCCATCGTTGTCCCTACAGGAGCGTTTTGATTAGCATCGCCCACCTGTAAATCAGTGATTGCTGCAAATCGCTGTCCAGACTGCACAACAAAACCTAAAAGACTATACAAAGTCTGAGACGGCTCTTTGTAAGGTAGAGGCATTAAAGCATTTCGAAGATCGCCATTGGGTGCATCTATATCTCTAAACTCACCTGGTTGAATGGGTTCAGCGTCATCTCTAATTTTCAATCCTCTTGATTTAAAACCAGCGGGTAGATTAGAGAGTGCTCCCGCATCAATTAACTGACGCAAGATTGATGTGGCTGCTCTGGATAGAGAGCCAATCACATGTAATAAACCAAAACCATAGAAACCTAATCCTGGTAAAAACTTATAGTGAACAAAGTATTGCTTCTTCATTTTCTTCGGATCGTCTTTGTCGTAGTTTCTTCTGATACCGACAATCTGACTTGATCCATCCTCAATCGTGACGATGTAAGGTATTTTAATTCCTGTGGGCTCACCAGTCTCATCAGTATCCTCAAAGCCTTCGATGTCTAATGAAACATGAAACTCGTATAATCGAACATACTTGTCTCTCTCGTTTTCTTTTATTCCCTCAATCTCATCATACTTTTTCTTAACTTCGCTAGTGTTTAATTGATCGGGGTCAATATCAATATCTTTGTAAAAACCTGAGACCTGCTTTTTTCTAAAATCATTATAACTCATGTTGACGATCTGACAGATGCGATCGCAACTATCTAAATCGGATGCCATGTAATTGACAACTAAATCTTCAGCGGGAACAAACTTGGATACTGCTCGATCCATTAACTCATCGTAATAAACTTTTTTAAATGTGCTACCAGCGAGAGGGAGATAAAATAACATCTGATCATACTCAGGTGTGAAGTCTTCCATTTTGTTCATGAGCTGATAATTCATATACTCTTGAACACGCTGTGCTCTCGCATATTTATCGGGAGTCTCTTCTCCCATGATCACTGTTCGAACAGGACCACCTGATGGTAGTAATTCTTTGTAGGCGGATGCCTGAAACTGAGTAGCACTCTCCGCTAACAGCGGATGAGTAACACCACTGGCACCTTGAAAAGGTCGAGTGCGTTGCTCGTATTTAATTCCTAATAAATCTAAACCCTTGATGTAGGCTTCCTCCCAATCTTTACGAGAGGCGCGGTCACTTTCTAAGTCATCTAAAAGATCAGAGGATATTCTGGCTAAGAGACGCTCATCTAAAACTTCTGCTAAGTTAGAATAGAACTCCACTTCATCGGGGAGTTTGGACAGCGGATCGAAGTCAAGAGTTGCTCCTCCGTCTTCATCCATTTCAATTTCCAGTCCATCGGGAGTTGGGATCGGTTGACCGTCGATCTCTACTTCAGTTTCCGATTTGATAATCTCTAGTTCAGGTTTCTCTCCTGCTTGATATAAACCTTTATCGATGTTAGTTGCCATAATTTATTTTTCCAATAACAGTATTTATATCAACTAACCCATCATTTACAAGTGATCGTCTTTGGGGGATATTTATACTTCCGCCTTTTGCTTTTTTCGGGACATTAGTTCTATTTTTATTC